GCCATTACAACTGTTAAGCCTAGTGGCACAGCCAGTCAAATTCTGGGCACCACGCCTGGATTACATAACAGTTTTGGGCGTTATGTAATTAGAAGGTTACGAATTAACAAAAATGACCCACTGGTGGACTATCTAAAAAGCTTTGGGTTTGAATTGTTTCAAGATGTGTATAACAATGAAACCTTAGTTGTGGAATTTCCTCTTGAATATCCTAACCATAGGGATAGAGACGTAGTAGAACAAATTGAGTATTATTTAATGATGGAATGGGTATGGGCAGACCATAATCCGTCCACTACTATCACGGTTAAGAATGATATAGAGTGGGAAATAGTGGAAGATTGGCTAAAGCAACATTTGGACAAAATTGTTGGAATAACGTTCCTACCAGATAATAACTCCTTCCCGCAAGCACCTTATGAAGTAATAGACAAAGAAACCTATGATTCTATGGTAAAGAAACTTCGGAAAGCTTCCAAAAAGAAAGCAGAGTTTCTTATTGATAGCTCAGTCTTAGAAAGTCATAGCAACACTTCAGCAGCATTTGCCTGTTCTGCTGGAGGAGATTGTGAAACAAATGTTTTGTAGTATTTATTAGGATTACAAAAGTTACCTAAGCGTAGGAGCCCCTAGGAGCCTTTGGGTGTTGTCGTATGACAGATTACCTTGGTTGCTATAACAAAATGGATTCTAGGGGCAATGAGAGGGCATAGCATTAAGATTATAATTAAAGGGGGTGACTGAAATATATGGAAGATAGAATAGGAATCCCATTGTCTGCAGAAGACCTAGTGAAATATTTAGACAAGCTATATCCACCTAAATGTCCAAATATTGCGGATAATGATAGAACTATATGGATGTATGCGGGCAAGCGTGAACTTATTGACGCTTGCTTGGAATTATATAATCTAAAGGAGGAGGATAAGAATGGAAGAGTTGAAGGAAACTTCTTTGAAAAGTAAGTTTCAGAAGTTGGCAATGCGTAAGCAAAGTTTAATGAACATTGCTGAAACTTGTTCAGCATTAACACTCCAATATATTTTTCCACCAAATAATAATGATAATCAGCCTTTGTACCAATCGTGGCAATCAGTTGGAGCACGAGGAGTAAACAATTTATCATCAAAACTATTGTTAGCATTGCTTCCTCCCACTGGGGGATTTTTCACATATAAGCTGGATGAAGCTTTAAGGGCTTCACTGCCTAGAGATGTTGTAAACTCTGCTGAGGACTATCTAACACTGTTAGAGAAGATGACTATGCAAGAACTGAACCAGCTATCAGTAAGATATACGTTATCAGAAGCGTTGAAACATCTTATTATCACAGGAAACGTGGCTCTGTGGTTTAAAGATGACAAGCTAAAGTTGTATAATTTGAGAGACTACGTGGTAGTCCGTGATAAAGCTATGAACCTTACTGAAGTTATCCTTAGGGAAACTGTAGATAAAGACGCGCTCCCTAAAGCCCTCAGAGACTTTATAGCTCAACAGAACATAGCTTCAGCAGCTGATATACAAAGTGCAGCTTCAGGCTTAAGCAGCGATATGTATGACATTTTTACCGCTGCTAAGCTCACAGATGGTAAGTGGGAGATGTGGCAAGAAATAGGAGAGCTAGAGGTCCCTAACACAAGGAAGTGGGTAAAGATATTACCTATCCTTGTGTTGCGTTGGACTAACAACGAATATGGACATGGACTGGTTGAACAGGTACTAGGAGACCTGTTAAACCTTGAGAGCCTTTCTAAGGCGGTCACTAACTCAGCGCTAGCTGCTGCTAAGACTATATTTCTTGTGCGTCCTAGCGCTGAGACTAATATAAATTTGATAAAGAATGCTAAGAACGGTGACATCATCATTGGTAACAAGGATGATGTTGGCACCATGGGCGTTAGTTCTTATGCAGACTTAAAGACAGCGCAGGAGCAGATAATGCAACTAGAAAATCGTATTAACCAAATGTTCCTAGTGTTCAATCCACGTAGCGCTGAAAGGGTTACCGCTGAAGAGATTAGAAGGCTTACTGAAGAGTTAGAGGCGTTGTTGGGAGGTGTCTACACTCTATTGGCTGAAGAATTACAAAAGCCATTATTACAGCTTATTAGAGAAAAGATACAAAAAATTCTTCCCCAACCTCCCGAAGAAGATGTAAAACTTGTTCTTACCAGTGGATTTGAAGCACTGGCTAGGACAACTGAATTAAACAAGCTATTAACATTTCTTAGCGCTGTAGGGAACATTCAACCAGCACTGCAATATATAAACTGGTATGAATATCTTACTCAGATTGTTAGCAGTCTAAGTCTAAATGCTCAGGGTTTAATTAAGACTCAGGAAGAATTAATGGCAGAGCAACAACAAATGCTGCAAATGCAAGCAGCACAAAATATTATAGGTGGAGGTGTGTAGTATGGAGGAAAGAAAAATTGGGTTAGAAGAAGGTAAAGAATTGGTGGAAGCTCAAGAGGTTAAAGAAGAAAAGGCAGTAGAAGCTCAGCCTCAAGAAGCAGCAGAAGTTAAACCTGAAGAAGCTAAAGAAGCTCCAGTAAAACCTTTGCTATCCACTGAAGAAGCCCCGCAAGTAAAGGAAGAGAAAGAGAAGACTAAGGTAGCTATAGATGATATACTACCAGAATTGCAATCACTAATTTACAAGGATAATGTTAGCGATGATGACTTAAAACCATTTTTAGACAAAGGGTTTACTAAGACAGAGCTACAGTTGGCTATCAAAGGTCTGCGCTCAGAAGCAGACGCTATCTTAGACAAGCTTTATGATACCGTTGGTGGCAAAGGTGCATTTACTAACATGGCTGAGTGGGCAAACAAAACACTGTCTAAGGAAGAAAGGGAGGAGTTTAATGCACTTATGCTTTCTGGAGACCCTAAGGTCATGAAATGGGCTTTATTAGGATTGAAAGCTCAGTATCTTGCTAATACTCAACAAGTTTCAGGAGGATACATTGACGGTAGTGCTAATACCAGGGAAGATATAGTACCCTTTAGCTCTCCTCATGAAATGTTTGAGGCACTAACGGACACTAAGAAGCTACAGAATCCTAAGTATCGTGAGCTGGTGGAAAAGAGAGCACTAATATCTAAGTTTGACTAATGCTGCTTAAGAAAG